AACATCACCGCAGCGGTTTTAAATGCCAATTATCAAATCACAGTCCTTACTGCAAATACGTACACGTTTACAGCTACGGCCACGGCCAATGCAACGGATGCTGCTGGCTCACCCGGCGGTGGTGCTGTTGTTGTAGCCGCGTATGAAATCACTGTTGGCCCAGCAACACAGATTCCTTTGACAGGCTGGGGCGCTGGTGGATGGGGACTAGGTACTTGGGGTAACGGTCTAACAAGTACGTCTGCTTTGCGTCTTTGGAGCCAGCAAAACTTTGGTGAAGACCTTGTATTCAATCCCCGTGGTGGTGGTTTGTATTATTGGGACGCTAGTGGAACACTAACTACCAGAGGTGTACTGGTATCAAGTTTGCCCGGAGCAGACGCGGAAGTGCCTTCGGTGGTTAACTTAGTTGCTGTGTCAGATACATCACGATTTGTATTCTGCTTTGGCTGTGATGACTACGGAAGCGCAGTCCTAAACCCTATGTTAATTCGCTGGTCAGATCAGGAAAACATTCTGATTTGGAATCCGGCCATTACCAATCAGGCCGGAAGCGTGACTTTATCTAAGGGTTCACAGATTATTGGTGTACTTCAGTCTCGCCAAGAGCAGATTGTGTTTACTGACTCCGCGATTTATTCTCTACAGTATCTTGGCCCGCCAGTTGTTTGGCAGACTCAACTTCTGGGCGATAACATATCAATCTACGGCCCTAACGCGGCTATCCTTGCGTCTGGTATTGTGTACTGGATGGGTATTGATAAGTTCTACAAATACGATGGCCGGGTGCAAACACTGAACTGCGACCTGCGCCGATACATTTTCAATGACATTAACAAAGATCAAAACCTACAGGTGTTTGCGGCTTTAAACGAAGGTTTTAATGAGGTCTGGTGGTTCTATTGCTCAGAATCAAGCACAACAATTAACCGCTACGTTATTTACAACTACGCAGAAAACGAAGGTAAGGGTGTTTGGTACTACGGCACGATGGCACGAACAGCTTGGTTAGACTCAGGACTACGTGACTATCCTATCGCCGCAACGTACCAACCAAATAGTACGGGCAACCTTGTGGAACATGAAAACGGTCTAAACGACAACGAAACAGCCACAGAAGCGGCTTTAGACGCTTACATATCTTCTTCTGAGTTTGACATTGAAGACGGTCACAACTTTGGTTTTGTCTGGAGAATTATTCCAGACTTGACGTTTGGAGATTCCACAAACAGCCCGACCGCCGTTAGTCCTCGGGTCACTATGAGCCTCTTGGGATTGAGTAACTCAGGCTCTGGCGTGGTTAACACTGCGTCTGCTTTGGTCACTAAGGGCAGTAACTTTGTGATTACTGAAGAATTCACAGGCCAGATCATGACCCGTATACGCGGGCGGCAGATGATCTTTAAGATTGCCAGTAACCAGATCAATACGCAGTGGCAACTGGGTGCTCCCAGAATTGACATCAGACCTGACGGGCGTAGATAAATGTCACAACTAAACGCCAAAGCACCAAGCCTACCGCTGGCCGGTAATGAGTACGAACGTGAGTACTTTGACAAACTCACGAATGTCCTGCGTCTTTACTTTAACCAGTTAGACAACCCCGGGCCAATTGGTGCTACAAGTTTAAACTTTGATCTTGACAATCTACCTACAGATGCGGATTTAGCTACTTTGAGGTTAGGTGATGTCTATCGTGATACTCAAGACGGCGTTCAGGCAACCAGCCAAATGCTCCGAATAAAGACTTCTTGATAGGTTTATATGTCAATAGATTATTTTGCACAACAATTTGGCAAAGATGTGTCTGGAGATGCAACTCCAGCCCCCATGCCTACACCTATGACTGTAACGCCAGCTCCTGTACCGACACCTCTTCCAGCACCGGCACCAATGACGGTTAATGATCTGTACACGCAGTATCTTGGCCGCGCTCCTGATGAGGAAGGTAAAGTGTTTTGGCAAGGTAATTTTGGTACGGGTAATGTAACGCCAGAACAGCAAGCCGACTTTATGCGGGCAGCACAAGGTGAATTGGCCCAGCGTTCAACAGAAGAACGGCAACAGTTAGCACCCAACCTTGTTAATCAAACCGACCTGTCTCCTCAAGGCGTTCAAAACCAAATTATTAATGAAGAACAAAAACGAGCTATATCTGAGGGTCGTAGCATTGTAAGTGACGGGATTACATCTCTTCTACCAAGACCAATAAAAACAGGTGGAGAAGGTTTTTCGAGTGAGATTGGCTTTTCCCCTCACACGGCTGGAGGTATGTTTAAGCCTGTGCCTGTAGGTGATGGGACGTTTAGAACTGCAAACGGAAATCTTATTGACGCCAACGGTTATCCAGTACCTGACACCAATAAATTAGTTAATGACTTGTATGCAACCATTGGCCGTACTGGTATGGGCACGGATGCCAGCAAAATTGACCAAGGTGGCTTTGACTATTGGAAGCAAATTGCGGGATCAGGACTAACTGAAGATCAACTAAAAAGTAGGTTTAACACAGAAGTTAATCAGTTTCTAATAGATAGGCCAACTGACGCATACTCAAAGTATGTGGCTCCTACTTATCTCAAGTCAATCACAGACACTTTTAATAAAGACACGACCCTATCGGCGTTTGATAGAACCAATAAGATCTTTGAGACTGCCCAGTCTTATGGCATGGATGACGCCGCCATTGACAAGGCATTTGGTAAGACAGCTGCTGACGCATATCGCTCTCAGTATGGCACCCAGATCAAGGACTTCATTACCACCACACTGGCCAAGGACGAAGGCACTACGTTTGATGAAGTAGCCACCATTAAGAATGAAGCCCGCACTCGCGGTCTGGATGCCTCAGAGATAGTCAAGTACAGTGGCATGAACAAAACCGGGGTAGATGCCCTGTTTGATTCTTACGATAAGGGTTTAGCTAACCTTGCCAAGGGTTTAGAGGATGCCAAAACTAAGGCTGGTACAGACACTACGGCTCTGTCTGAAGCCGAGGCCAACAAAGCCAAGACCATGCTGGCACTTCAGAGTCAGTACAAAGTTACAGACGAAGACCTTGCTAAAGCTGGAAACACTACAGTCAAAGCTGTTCAGGATTACTTAAAGCCCGTTAAAGACGCGCCAAAGACCTTAGAAGCTTTAATGAACGACACTAAGATGTCGGCCACAGAGATCAGGGCAAAGATTGAAGAGCTTAAATCTAACCCAGCTGTTAATGGCATTTACAGCGCGGCCTTGGTGAAGTTCAGTGAAAAAGCGGCCAAGGATTACTCTGGTGATTACGGCGGTAAGAACTACGAAAGCTTGAACCCTATTGCTGTTAGTACAGTTCTAGAGCAACTCAAAGCCCAACAAGCCGCTGGCACAGCTCAGTACTATCAGGGTGGAGCTAGTGGAGGTAAGAAGGGTGGCTTTGGTTCATTAGACTTGATGACCGAGGACATGGCCAAGAATCTGGTCGCCGCTGGTATTACTGACATTCGCCAAGTTGGTGAAGTTCCTGTTTATACGCCTGTACAAGAAATGGGCAAAACATACAACGGGCAAACTGTTCGGACAGAATACAACGAAGATGGCAAAGCTTCTAGTTATATTTACGAGCCAACGGGGAAAATGGAAACGTTTTATGATTCGGAAGGCGGAGAAGGAACGCGCCCTCAAATGCGTATGGTTGCGGTTCCCAAGGATGCAAAACTTGAATCTGTGTATGGTCTTTCTGTAGATGGTGGTGAGTCTGGTAGCTACCTTGAACCAGTTGACCCATCTAAATTAACAAAAGATAAAGATGGGAAAATGGTTACCCAGACTAGTACAACAGCTGGAAACAAAACAACCGGAGAGGCATTATCCAAAGCCTCTAATTACTCTGAACGCACGGGTGGTAACTCATGGTCTGGTACGTTCAGGGGTAAAGGCAACACCGGCTACAACGTCCAGTTTAAAGATGGCAACCCTATCTTTTATACAAGTGGCGCGTCTAGCAGTGATATGGGGCAGCTTGCGCCATTTTTAGCAATTGCTTCGTTTATCCCCGGGGTTGCCCCATTTGCACAAGCTATTAATGCGCTTTATGCGGCAAGTGAAGGTAACTGGAAGCAGGCTTTGTTAAGCGCTCTACCTGTGGGTGGCGAGATTGCAAAGACTATGGGCGCTAGTGCAAGTACGGTAAACAACATTAATACGGCTTCTAAGATTGCCAACGTGGCAAATGCCATTGACAACAAAGACTTATTAAGTTTGGCCATGAGTGGCACAAACTTGGCGTCTGACAAAAATATGTTTGATGAAGGCGCGTTTAATCCCAAAGCCAATGTACTTGGTAACTTCTCAACCAAAGACTTATTGTCTGGTGCGTCTATTGCCAAAGCCATTGAAAATAAAGATCTGACATCATTGGCAAACATTGGTGCCCAGATGTCTGGAAGCGCGGATGCAGTTACTGCGGCCAAAGGTTTGTCTTTGCTTAAAGCATTGGAGTCTAAGAACCCAATGGGTGCTATTGCTCAAATAGCTACACAATTGAACTTAAACAAAGACGTACTTGGTAAGGCTGGCGGGGGTCTTGCATCATTGCCCGGCTTGATAAAGAATGGTGGCAAGGATACACTTACAGATAAGACTGCCTTTGATGGGCTTGGTGGTAGCTTGGTGGCAAAATTGCTTAATCAGCAGCCCCCAGCAATCCGTGAAGCAATGTTGAAAAAAATGACACAAGCGGCTTAATATGGATGAAGAATACAACTTTGACAGTATGCTTGACAGCTACGGCGGTCAGGAAACAATGCCGTCTAATTTTGACTTTGGCAGTATGGACTTTACGCCCAACTTGCTTAACCTTCCTGAAATGGCCCCAGTCAACTACGCCATGCCGCCTATAGATATGAGCCAGTATGGCTTTGGGTCTATGGATATGGGGCCCGGTGCCACGACTTTATCCAGTGTAGATCAGGCTTACTTGAACC